AAGCCGCAAACGCTAGCCCGCGTCCGTCGGCAAACCGAACGAATCAACGAATACATAGGGCAAATACCAATACAAGAAATTCGTCCAAAGACCTTGAATGATCTTTACAAGAAGCTTTCAGAGCCGGGCGCTTCCCGATGGCAAGTTTACGCACTTCCTGCAGTTGACTTTAAGACGCTTATTCCAGATGGGGAGACGTGCAACGATTTTGCGAGAAAATGCGGCGTATACGGGAATTTGATTCGCAGACTATGCAAGAATCAACCTATCACAAGGCAGAATGCGGCCATTATTGAAAAAAATCTAGGGCGAAAAGATCTTTTCAAACTGACGGGGGATGATAAACCGATGTCCCCGGGAACAATCCGGGACTATCACGCCATTATTTCCACTGTGCTTGGGCAAGCATACAAGGAAATGATAATCAAATATAACCCGGCTGAGCGGGTGACGCTGCCCAAGCATAAGCGCGTTCGGGAAAGCAAGACGCTGCAGCCTGAACAGCTGAAAGCCGTTCTTACCGCCCTTGAAGCAGAGCCGCTTCCGTTCCGTGCCTTGATAACCCTTTTCATCTCTACGGGATGCCGGAGAGGGGAGGCGCTGGCGCTGACGTGGGACAAAATAGATTTCGAGAAATGTGAAATTTTGATCGATCAGAGCATGATTTACTTACCGGAAACCGGCATTCAAAGCGGGTCAACAAAAACAGGGAACAGCCGCCGTGTAGCGCTTCCATCGGAAATGGTGACGCTTTTGCGTAAGCTACGGGCTTACCAGACGGAAGAACGATTGAAACTAGGCGATCTTTGGGAAAACCACAATCTTGTATTCACAAGATGGAATGGTGCGCCGAAGAACCCAGGAAACGTAAATCTTGATCTTGACGAGTTTTGCAAAAAACACGGCCTGCCGCACATCAACCCGCACTTATTCCGCCATTCTGCAGCATCCATTTTGCTGTCAAATGGTGTGGACGTGTTGACCGTCGCCGGAATGCTTGGGCACTCAGATGTATCAACAACGCTCGACACATACGCGCACGCTATAGACGAAGCAAAGCGCAAGACAGCAGACTGTATAAGCGAAACTATTTTTCATAAAAAGAACGCATAACGCTTGCAAAATATACAATTTTGTGATACAATAAAGAAAACTGAATGAAGTAGCTTTAAGGTGAGAAATTGCCTTTTTGCGTGTGCCTTTGTGCCTATCACTTACGCATGGTAACAGTGCGTGAGCGGTGGGCACTTTTTATTTTTTTGAATTGAAAGGAGTTTACAATGGTACGAATTAGAACTATTCCGAAAGCAGTTGCAGAGATCAAGGCGCAAGACCCCGGAACTTACATCAACGAACGTCTGCTGCGCAGATGGGTCAAAGACGGTACAATCAAGCCCGTAAACGGGAGCTATACGTTTACGCTGATCAACCTTGACGAGCTGGAAAGGTTCCTGTCTGATGAAAATAGCTGATCTTCTGCGCTACGGGCAGGCTAACGCCGTTCCGCTTCGAGACTTGGCGGGAATAACCGGCCTTGACGGTCGAACCGTCCGCGCTATGATCTCCGCCGAGAGACGAGCGGGCGCGGCCATACTGAGCAACAACCAGACCGGCTATTACCTTCCTGCAAACGAGGAAGAAAAGGCGCGCTTTGTCCGCTCCATGCGGCACAGGGCGAAAGAAATTCTATGCGCGGCGGATGCCGTGGAAAGGGCGTAACAAATGACATACAAGAAAAAAGAAAAGCGGGCGACATGGTGGAAAATGCTTTACCATCAGAGGGCGGCTATTTCTTCAGTTTCGGACGCTGACGCCGGATTAGGTCTAAAGGCTGCATTTGCATATTTTGACGGTGAGGAAATCGACCCGGCACAGCTTACCCCCGGCGCATTTACCGTATTTTGTGTAATTCGTCCGTACATCGACGAAAGCATGAGGGACTTTCAAGAATCCGTCGAGAGCGGGAGAGCCGGAGCAGAAAAGCGATGGGGGGATAGATAGCCCCCCTATACCCCCCTATACCCCCCCTATAGGGTAGCTTACAGAAGCAATAAGCAATATGCAATAAGCAATATGCAATATGCTTGATGCACTACTGTAAAAGGGAATGATAAATCATTCCTCTTCTATATAAGGGATATAAGGGAACGGAGCCGCTATCGCGTTCCGTTCCACCCCCTGCATAGAGAGCAAACAATATTTCTTTCTGGTATAAGGGATTTCATCAAGAAAGGAGGATTTTCATTGACGTTTGATTTTGAGAAATTCGCAGATATAACCGCGAGTGTATACCCGCAGAGTGTCTACAGCTTGCAAGATGCCTTGTCCGTGTTCCGGTACTACTTCGAGCAGTACGAAAAGCACATGGGGAGGCCGCATCCGGCCATCAAAGCAAGTCAGATCGTGCGGATATGCCAGGATATGCCCTATATCAATCAAGAGAACAGGGGCAGCTATTATGAGGATGTTTCCCCGGCGGGGTACGTTTCCATGATCGACCGGCACTTTGCAACAAAGTACCGGCGTTGTGACTACAACATCAACCACTTTTTCAGCGGGAGAATCCGGGAACTCCGATTTTACGAGGAGCTTTATTGAAAGGGGTGAAAGACACGAGCGGGAAAGCATCACAGCGAAAAGGCGCAGACGGTGAAAGAGAGCTCGCCGCCGTTCTCCGTGAATACGGGTACAACATCGAGCGCGGCGGTTCCCTGTCTTTTGGTGAGGTTCCAGACCTCGCGGGATTGCCGGGAATACATATCGAGTGCAAGCGCTGCGAGCAAGTCCGTCTTTCTGAGTGGATGAAACAGGCCGAGAGAGATAGCCGGTATTTCCATGATGGCGTACCCGCCATATTTCACCGACGAAGCCGGGAGCCGTGGCGTGTGACAATGAACCTTGCGGACTTCATGAGGCTCTACGACCGCCAGAAAGCCGCAGAAACCAACGAAAGAAAGGAGTGATAAATATGACACCGCGCAAAGAAAAAGCCTTGCAAGCGCTTCTTGTGAGCCGCACACGCGGCCAGAAGTACTATACCCGCTCAGTTTATGCAGGAGAATAAAAACGCCGCTGTGGGGCTTGTACGGCCTCACAGCGGCATATACAAAACATCGTATTAAGCAAGACGCTTTTCAAGCGCCGCGATTCGCTCTGACTGCGACCGGATAACAGCTTTTAACAGCTGCATTTCGTCCTCGAGTTCGTCAACCCGTGTTTTCGGCGTCATCGTCTCCAAGATCGTCTTTTGACCTTCGGCCAGAAGTTTGAGGCTCGGCATGATCGTATTTTCGATGATCACTTGCATATCATGCACAGCCCCGCGCCGCGCCTCGTCTGCAAGCTCCACCATGTGCGCGTTCATGCGTTTTTCCATCCCTGCGAGATACTGCAAATCTTTTTCGTCTAACATCTTGCTTCACCTCATGTTCCCATTATACGGCGTTTCCCGCCGTTGTCAATCCGTTTTCGGCTTCCCGTCCCGCTCCATTGTTTCAGAGATCGCGCGGTTGATAAACCCGTTCGTGCTTTCGCCCTGCGCTTCTGCATGGGCCTGTATCAAGTCTTTCTGGCCCTTCGGAACGATAAGACTAATTCTGTCATAGGCTTTTGCCATATATCTGTTGATACTTTCTGGACTATTTTTTCCACCCATAAATATTCCACCTCCATATGTATTATATCACAATTTTATATATGAGTATATATGTAAAATTGCTAAAAGCATATATGATTATTTATGCTATTTGCCATCTTGCATATATGCACATATATGCTATAATAATGACAGTCAAGGGGGAACAAACGAAAACAGTTCAGACACCGGCAGAAGATGGGTGAAGAACATCTACAAGAGTTGGGAAGGAACAGCAAAGTGCAGTAAGGCTCACGAGATCAGTTGAAAGCCCCCAACCGCCGGAGTTCCCAAGAGCAAAGAAAAAGCGTCCTGCACGCCGTAGGAAGCACAAGCAGGACGCAACCACAAAAGGGGTCGTGTTCAGTATAACACGCCCCGCCGAAAAAGGAAAGGGGTTTCCACATGGGCAACACAGAAATTCAGAGCAAGGTCAACGAGCTTCGCGAACTTCGCCGCATGGCCGACGAGCTGACAGCCGAGATTGAGAGCATTCAGGACGCGATCAAGGCGCACATGACTGCCATCGACGCCGACACGCTGACGGGTGCGGATTACAAGATCACATGGAAGACCGTGACGAGCAGCCGCTTTGACAGCACGGCGTTCAAGAAGGCCATGCCGGAACTGGCCGAGCGCTTCACCTGCTCGACTACTTCACGAAGATTTGTTGTAGCGTAACGGGAGGGCAATTATGGACAATCATCAAAACAGCACAGACCCGCTGCGCGAAGAATTTGAGACTGCTATATCAGAACTGACGCCGGATGAGAGGGCGGAATTGCTGAAAATGATCCGGCAGCGAAAGGCTGAAAAAGAACAGAAATATGCGACGGAGACAAGCCGCAGCATTGGGAGGGGTTGAAAATGAGCGATATCAAAGACAATCTGTACAGTCAGATTCTTTCTCTTAACGAAGATGAAGTACGCATTTTCCTTGCTCTTATGCAGGACAAGTTGCTCGAGGAATCTGCTGCTGTACCGGACATAACTCCACCGGAGGGAATGACAAAAGCCGACTGCAAGCGCCTCATTAAGTCAATACGCACAAAACAGCCCTACGCCGATGCACGCACACAACAGTACAGCCTGCGGGTAATCTCCCACATTCGCAATGTGTGGGTTCCGCAGATCAAAAGCCATGACCAGCAAGCAGGCTGAGGTCATGCGGCTGTACCGGCAGGGGCTCAGCACCTGCGAGATTGCCCAGCGGCTCGGCGTGACAAAGAGAAATGTCCGCTACTTACGCGCCGCAGCCAACGGCAAGAAGCCCAAGTCAACGTACCGGTATCGAAAGCCCCGCGCGGTCTGTCCCTACAGCGCTAGCTGCTTCACCTGTCCGCTCCCGGATTGCCGCATGGGTGGTATCGCAGTAAACAAACTTCCGGAAGGCTTTGTGTTCAGATTTGATGATTGAGGCGTTGATTTTCAACTTGTGCGCCAAGAATGTGCGCCAAGAAACTAGAGAAGGAACAAAAGCGGCAACAAAAACAGGCATATTAGGCTGAAACAGAGAAAAATAGTTATTAAATTTGTGCAATGTTGCGAGTTGTAATATTTGCCCCAAGAATATACAATATTCTTGCCAATCACGCGAAAACGTTGGGGCTTCTACGCAAAATTGGGCGTTTTACTCTTGAACTGTGCGCCAAAACTACAGCCTGTTTCAGCCTATTTACCGAAATTGTGCGCCAAGTGTGCGCCAAGAAAGGAGAGGGCGGCGTGGTTAGGTTGATAAACGGACAGTTGTGGTATTGCTGCCCGGTCTGCGGCCAGAAGCTTCACAAATTAACCCCTGACGCTGTTTGCAGCGGCGTTATAACGTTTTGCAAGAAATGCAAATGGGAAGGGGTGATGAACATTCGAGACAGGAAAGGAGCTTAAACAATGGCGAGTATCAGGAAAATCGAGGGGAAACATGGAACGGCGTACAAAATCACGGTCACGCTCGGCCGCGATTCCATCGATCGACAAATCAGGCATTACAAGACGTGGAAACCGGAAAAGCCTATGTCCGCGAGAGAATTGAACCGGGAGTTACAGCGAGTAGCGACCGAGTTTGAACAAGACCTGATAAACGGGTTCCAAGCAGACAACAGTCAGACATTCGCGGAGTATGCCGCATACTGCTACACTATCAGGGAGCAGCGCGGAGACAAGCCGCAAACGCTAGCCCGCGTCCGTCGGCAAACCGAACGAATCAACGAATACATAGGGCAAATACCAATACAAGAAATTCGTCCAAAGACCTTGAAT